GAAATGCTTAACTTTGTTTTACCAATTCTCAAAAATCCTTTGACAAGAATAATAGCTGACAAAACTGTTGGTGCTATTCAACATAATATGGAGAAGAAGAAAATTATTAGAGCAAAGGAAATAGAAGCAGAAAAAACAGTTTCAGTTGAACAAATAAAACAACAAGAACATTCAATTAAAGATGAAATATTAACTATAAAAATTTCATTAATATTTTTGTTTTTGTTCTTACCTTTTTCACAACCTTATATGGAGAAAGGTTTTGAGATATTGAAAAATGCACCACAAGAATTTTGGTGGGCAATATTAATTGTGTACTCAGGTAGTTTTGGAATGAGTACGCTTAACAAAGTAAGAGGTAAAAAATAATGTCATTGGTAAGGAATATTAATAGACGTAAAAAGCTAGGTATTAGTAGAAGTAAGAAGAAGTCTACTATTTCACCTAAAGCATACAAAGCTATGCAAAATAATTGGAAGAAAAAATAGGAGTTAATTATGCCATCACACTACGGACATAAGAAAAATAAATCTAAAGGCGACTTAAACAAAGACGGTAAAATGTCAGGTTATGAAGCTAAAAGAGATAAAGCTATCAAAAACGCAATAGCAAAAAGAAAAAGAGATAAACTTAAAGTTAGCTAGTGCCTAAGAAAAAGTTTGACGTTAATAAAGTCATACTTGAAACTGGTTCTAGATTTAAAAAGACTTCACAAGATAAAAGAAAACCTAAGTTTTCTTCAATGAATAAATCTAAAAAACGTACATTTAAAAAGAAAAATCGTGGCGGAAAATAAACCTTTAAATAAAATTATTAGAGATAATACAGGAAGTAAAAAGTTTAAGGTTTACGTCAAAGACCAATCAACAGGTAATATCAAGACTGTTAGGTTTGGAGACCCAAATTTAAGTATCAAACGTGACCAAAAGAAAAACAGAGAAAGTTTTATGGCACGTATGAAACCAACACTTGCAAAAGTAAAAGGTCAAAAAAATCTATCCCCAGTATATTGGGCTATAAGGTCTTGGAAACTTGGAACGAAAATTAGTTAAGAAATGCAAATGCAAAAAATGCAAATGCAAAAAATCTAAAAAGAAAATAACTGAAAGAGACTTTTGGAAAATAATGTCTTCTAGGTTTTATAAGTAGTACCACTTCTCATCAGAGGGGTGCTAACCAAATTCAAAAAAGATTGCCACTTACGAGTGATAACCTTCTGAGTATGGAAAACAGTTAGATAAATCAAACACTAAAAATATAAAGGAGACTACTATGTCAAATGCAACTATATCAAGTATGGGGCAAGTAAACTCAGCAGGAACAGCAGACGCTTTGTTCTTAAAGGTCTTCTCAGGTGAAGTTTTATCAACTTTCCAAAGAGAAAACCAAATGCTTGGAATGACTACTGTAAGAACTATTTCTTCAGGTAAGTCAGCACAATTTCCTGTGACTGGTACGGTATCAAGTTCATACCATACAGCAGGTAATGAGATTACTGGTCAAGCCATCAAACACAACGAAAAGGTTATTAACATAGATGATATGTTATTAGCAGACGCTTTCGTTGCAGAGATTGAAGAACTTAAACAACACTATGACGTAAGAAGTATTTACTCAAAAGAAATGGGTCAAGCACTTGCGAACACAGTTGATAAGCACCTTTTATCTCTAGCAATTTTAGCTTCACAAGCTAGTGCTAATATATCAGGCGGTAATGGCGGAACAGAAATTACTGACGCTGACGCAAACACTAATGCTACTTCATTGATTTCATCAGTATTTGAAGCAATTCAAAAATTAGACGAAAACAATGTGCCTACAGCAGGGAGAGTTTGTATCGTAGCACCTGACCAATATTATCAGTTAGCTAACGTAGATAAATTAGTAAACAGAGACTTCTCATCAGATAATGGTGACTTCGGTAAAGGTACAGTCCTATCAATTGGTGGTGTGCCAATCGTTAAGTCTAATACTGCTGTTGGAGTATTTGGAACTGATTTATCAGCTTCAATTAGTGGAACTAACAATACATACAACGGTGATTTCTCAAATCACTACGCTGTAGTAATGCAAAGTTCAGCTATTGGAACTGTAAAATTAAAAGACCTAGTTATGGAAAGCACATATGACCCAAGAAGACTTGGTACTCTTATGACTGCTAGAATGGCTTTAGGTTCAGGAATTTTAAGACCTGAAAGTGCTGTTTCAATCAAAACTGCATAATCAATAATCTTAAAACTAATACAGGCGGTGAAAGCGAGAGTGGAAACCGCCTGTGTTTAATTATTATGACAACACAAACACGAACAACAGAATTAGAAGCTGTTAATACTATTCTTAGTACTATTGGTGAAGCACCTTTGAACTCACTAAGTGGTTCTTTACCTGTAGATGGAACAGTAGCTAAAAATGTTTTGTCTGAAGTAAGTAGAGAAGTACAATCACAAGGTTGGCACTTTAATACTCATTACAAAGCAACATTAACAAGAAACACAGATAACAAAATTCCAGTTGCTACAAATGTTGTAAGAGTAGAATTAGACCCAAATAAATTTTCTAAATCTTCTTATGACGTAGTACAAAGAGATACATTTCTTTATAACTTAGCTGAAAACAAAGATACGTTTGATACAAACTTTGATGAAGCTACAATTGTATATCTATTACCTTTTAACGAAATACCTGAACAAGCTAAAAGATATATAACAATAAGAAGTGCTAGAATATTCCACGATAGAACTTTAGGTGCAAACACACTTCATAAGTTTTCTATGGAAGACGAACAGAAAGCATTAAGCATTTTAAAACAAGCTGAAATGCAAACAGGTGATTACACAATCTTTGATACACCTGAACAAGCATACACAATAACTAGAAACAATAGAGTTTACTAATGCCTTTAGTCAGTCGAACTATCCCAAATTTAGTTCAGGGTGTTTCGCAACAACCTGAAGTGCTAAGACTGAACTCACAGGCAACAGAACAGATAAACGGTTTTAGTTCTGTTGTAGAAGGTTTAAGGAAAAGACCGCCAACCGAATATGTAGCTAAATTATCAAGCAGTACTTTTGGTAATGCTTTTATTCATACAATTAATAGAGATACAAATGAACGATACATTGTGGTTATTACTAATGGCAGTATTGCTGTGTATGATATTAATGGAGTTTCTAAAACAGTTGTAAATCAAACTGGTGCAACAAACTATTTAACAAGCACAAATCCAAAACAAGATTTCGTTTGTGTGACGGTAGCAGACTATACGTTTGTACTTAATAAAAATACACAAACAGCAATGAAAGCAACAACTTCAGGTGCTAAAGTAGAACAAGCAGTTTATTCAGTATTACAAGGTGTAAACTCAACTAAGTATTCAATTACTATAGACGGAACTACTTATAACTTCACAAGTTCTAATACAAATTCAGAAAGTATTAGAGACGGTTTATTTAGTGCTGTTGGTTCACCTTCAGGAATTACTTTAACTAAAATAGGAAACTCTAGTTTCTCAATAGTTAAATCTTCAGGAACTTTAACGGTGACTGCAAGTGATGGTTATGGAAATGACGCTTCACAAGTAGTTAAAGACAGAGTTCAAAGTTTTTCTGATTTACCTGTACCTGCAATCAATAATCAAGTTGTGCAGATAACAGGAGAAGCAGGAAATACTTTTGATAATTATTATGTAAAATTTATTGAAGCAGATAATCTTTGGGAAGAAACAGTAGCACCTGATACTAAAACTACCATTGATGAAACTACAATGCCCCACGTACTAATTAGGAGTGCTGACGGAAATTTTAGATTTAGTCAGGTAGATGGTTCAACATACACAATCAGTTCTACTGATTATACTGTTCCTGCTTTTGGATTAAGATTAGTAGGTGATGAAGATACCGTTCCTGACCCAAGTTTTATAGGTAGAAAAATAAATGATGTTTTCTTTCACAGAAACAGATTAGGTTTTTTATCTGACGAAAATGTAATCTTTAGTAGAGCAGGTGAGTTCTTTAGTTTCTTTCCTGAAACTATTACACAAACTTTAGCAACAGACCCAATTGATGTTGCAGGAACACATACAAAAGTATCAATCCTAAGACACGCAATTTCTTTTGATGAAGAATTGTTATTGTTTTCAGACCAAACACAATTTGTATTAACTGGTGGAAACACCTTAACTTCGGAGAATGTAAGAATAGATGTCACAACAGAATTTGAAAATGAAAGAACGGTTAAACCAATTGGTGCAGGGTCAAATGTATTCTTCGCTTTCCCAAAAGGAGAGTTTACAGGGTTTAGAGAGTTTTTCATTGCGTCTGACACAGATACGAAACAAGCTGACGATATTACAGCGAATGTGCCTAAGTTTGTGCCTACTAATGTTTTTAAACTTACTAGTGCTACTACTGAAAATATTTTTGTAGCTTTATCTTCAGACGAACAAAACAGTTTATATGTTTATCAATACTATGTGACACAAGGCAGAAGATTACAAAGTGCTTGGCACAAATGGACTTATGGAACAAGTTCTACAGACAATATTCTAAATATAGATTTTATTGAAAACGAATTATATATTGTAAATGAAAGAAGTGATGGTGTTTACTTAGAAAAAATAAATGTAGCACCTGCACTAGTAGATACTGGTGAAAGCTATCTTACTCATTTAGATAGAAAATTAGATAATTCAGAAGTGACTGAAAGTTATAACTCAGGCACAAATCAAACTACAATTACACTTCCTTATCAAATAAAGAATACTATGAAAGTAGTAGGTAAGAGTGGTGCTTCTAATAAAGCAGGTCAAGAAATAGCTACTGTATCTCAAACAGTTGGTGGAACTGACATTGTAGTTTCAGGAGATATTACAGGTAATAATTATTTTGTTGGTGAACAGTATGAATTTAAATTTGTATTCTCACAACAATTTATACAAGTAGCAGACACACAAGGTTCAAGAATTTCAGTTAAAGAAGGTAGACTTCAAATTAGAAACTGGAACGTAAGTTTTAATGATACAGCGTTTTTCACTACTGAAGTGACACCTGTAGGCAGAGATACTTCTAGTACTACATTTACTGGCACTATTACTGGGTCAGGAATATTAGGTACTGTAAATTTAGAAGATGGAGACTATACGTTTGCTGTTCAATCTGAAAATGACAAACTAACAGTCACACTAAAGAACAACAGTCACCTTCCAAGTAATTTTATAAATGCTTCTTGGCAAGGTTATTATGTCACCGCTTCAACAAGAGTTTAATGGTTTTCGTGTAAGTAAGTACGAAGACATAGATAAATTAGCAAACTATTTAAGGTTTGAAGACAAACAAGAAATATTAGCTAACTCAGGTCAAACACCTTCACAAGCATTAACTAAAGGTTATGTTTCTTCTGAAGTTTGTTTTACCATTGTAGATAAAGAAAATGTTCCTGTAGGAATGTTTGGTGTAGGTAAAGAAGGTGCTATTTGGTTATTAGCAACTAACGACATACACAGAATAAGATTTTCTTTCTTACGAGAAAGTAGAAAAGTCATTAACTTTTTAAATAAAAAATATCCATTACTTTGGAACTACGTAGATTGTAGAAATGAATTACACATACGTTGGTTAAAATGGTGTGGATTTAAATTCTTACGGAAAATTCCTTTTGGAAAATTACAACAACCATTTTATGAGTTTATAAAAATATGTGCGACCCA